AGAGGCTAAAAATATCTTCTTCAAAAAGTGCTTAGATTGCGGTGAGACCGTTGTTTGTAGTGGTGGGTCGGGAGAGACTCGAACTCTCGACCACTCGGTTATGAGTCACATTTATGTATGTGTAGGTAGGTATATTTTGTTGTATTTTAGGGCTTTGCTTTGCTGTCTTAATGTGGTTTGGGGTGGTTTTTGTGTATAGTGTGGGGTAAAAAGTACCACCTTGGAGTACCACCTTGGCAATAGATGAAAATGAATACTGTGAGAGAATAGCGACGGGGCTTAGGGGTGATGTGACGTGTACGCGCTTTTTGATATTGGTCAAAAGGCATGGCAAAAGAAAGCGTAAGATACTGGACTATAGCGGTAAGGGTTGGTCAAAACGAGATAGGATACGCGTGGCGATGCGTGAGTTAGATATGCTAATAGCGTCGCTTGAATCTGTGCATGCTGGGGTGATGCTGTCTTTGCGTGAGTATGTAAAAAATTTCTTTGCTTCTTTGCCTGATACTTCTTGGACTGATACTAAAAAAAGACATTATGCTAACTACATCGATGGGGTACTGGGTGTTAAGAAGTTGGATGAGATATTGCCCATGCACATCAAGGAGTGTATGGCAAAGCAGGAGCGTGAGGGCTTGAGTGCCAGGACGGTGAACACCACGCTTGAGATACTTCGACCCTTGTATAAAGATGCGATTGTGAACAGGGTGCTGATGTTTTCGCCTTGTGAGGGACTAAAGGTGAAGATACCAAAGTCAAAAAAAATAGTGACTGATGCATCGATGCGTTTGCGTGAGATACATGCTGTCATCGTAGATGAGTTTAGGGATGATGACTACTACCGTGCGTTGTACTTGTTTGCTTTGATGGGGAGGCGTAAGGGTGAGATACTTTCTTTGAAGTGGGAAAATGTGAGTTTTGAACATAATTATGTGGTGTTAAGCGATACCAAAAATGATGAAGTGCAAAAGATGTTTTTGCCTGAGGCTATCAAAGAGGCTTTGCAAAGTTTTTGTGATCCGCTTGATGTGTGGGTGTTTGCTTCACCGTATGACAAAACCAAACCTATAGGGAATATAGAAAAGATGACGGCACGCATCAAAAAAAGACTACCCTACTTTACGCTTCACTACTTACGCAATGTCATCGTTTCAGCGATGGCTGAGCAGGGGCGTGATGCGGTGTTTATGAGTGGTGCATTGGGGCATTTGTCTGCAAACACGATCGATAAATACCTCACTCTCAACTACCTTGCAGGCTCTAAGAGTGCGGCAGATACGATAGAAAAAATCATAAAATAGTTTTTTATAGATAGGATGTGACAAAAAAATAAAGTCAAAAAACTATACTTGTTTTGCACAAGCAGTTTGGCTGTTTTGATCATGTTTGAAACAGTCTCCTCCCTCTTGGTTGTTTGTGCAAAATTCATTTTTTCCTCCTTAGTGTTATGCGAATAGTGGTTTTGTCCGACCACATTGGCATAGTTTTTCCGCTTCCATGCATCTGACAAAAAAACAAATCTTCTTTTGTATTATCAATATATGAATACTGAACAAACTCCTGACCAGCAGCGCGCTGAAGAGATTTATCTTGACAGTATAAGTTATGAGACAGATTATAAGCCTGTGAGTTTTTCTCGTTTGGCTGAGCTGCTCTTGCATGAACGCATACAAACATCCTCTTCTGCATTGGGCAGGTGGAGTAAAAAGTTTGACTGGGATGAGAAAGCAAAAAAAATAGTCACGGCCGCTATACTTGATGGTGGTGAGGCTTCAGACATCATGAAACGGAGTTCTTTGGAGAAAAACACCAAGAAGATACTCAAAGACTTTGAAGCCAATGAGCAACTCAAAAATGATGCATACAGTGTGCTAGCAGAGCAGATGAAACACTATGTAGCTGAGATGAATAAGTTTCACTCACTTTCGCTTGACAACACTAAAATAGTACTCAAAATACTTGAAGTGACTTCTACGCGTGAAGACAAATTGCTTGATAGGCAAGCACTATTGATGGCTTCCAAACTGACACAGTCAACCGATGTACTTGCGGCACTTCAAAATGAAATCATTGATGTAGAGATGGATGAGTAGATGGGTAGGATAGCACCGCTTGATAGACTGCGCTTCATCAAAAACATAGCACCTCAAATATTTGAGAGTAAGACTAAAACTCCCAAATTTCACATTGACTCACTGAATCTTGTGGAAGATAAGTACCGTTTTACCGCCATTGTGGTGTTTCGTGGTGCATCTAAGACGACTATTAATAACAAAGCATATGTGAGTACAGAAGTCTTTTTTAATCATGAACCTTACACACAGATAGTGAGTAAAGATAGTAATAAGGCGATGAAGTTTGTGCGTGACATACGCAAACTCTTTGAAGCGATGATGCTAAGAGGGTACGCGGTGAGTCGTGGGGATGTGTGGAAAGACGACTACTTTGAAGTGCTGGTGGATGGGTACAAGAAGTGTGTGGTGGAAGCCATAGGGGCAGGAGAAGACCCACGGGGTAACACGGCGGACTTTGCAAGACCGACACTCATTGTGATAGATGACCTTGAATCTAAAGTAGGCAAATACCCAATCGGAAACGCAAAGAGCCGTGAGAAACTTGCTAACTGGTTCTTTGATGACTTGAAGCCTGGACTTCACCCGAGCAAAGGGCGCATGATATTTTTGGGGACGATACTTCATAGGGACTCTTTGCTCAACCGCTGTTTACATGACCCTGAGTGGGCGAAGATGATCGTGCCGATACTCAAAGACGGTAAAAGTGCTTGGCCGTCACGATTTTCTGTGGAAGAGATACTTCGTGTACGAAACTCCTATGCCAGACGGGGGAAGCTCTCTAACTTTTCGCGTGAATACATGAATATGCCTGTTGCGGATGAGAAAATACTCTTTAAGGAGTCTTACTTTAAGTACTTTTCACATGTTGAGTTTGAGGGACTGCCTGTGCAACGCGTCATCAAAAATGCTCAAAAAACACTACTCATACTCATACAAACACCACGCTTTGTGGTGTTTAATGACGACACAAAACTTGACTTAAAAGCTTGTGAAGTCTACACCACCGAAGATGTGGCAAGTGGAAGTGAGACGGGGGACAGAACGGCGATGGTAACCTGTGCGTATGATGGTGAGGGAAACCGCTATGTGCTTGAAGTCAAAAGTGGGTTTTGGGATCCCTTTGAAAAAGGAGTGTACGCTATAGAAACATACTTGACATGGACACCGTTGTTTTTTGGGATAGAAAAAGGCGGTATGCAGAATGACTTTCACTCTAGCATCGAAGTGTTGCAGCTTGAAGAGAAGGTGAACATCCCCGTGTACCCTCTTTCGCATGGGGGCATCCCAAAAAATACGCGTATAGGCAACATGCAGCCCTCTTTTGTGGCAGGCAAGACTTGGTTTAACGCGAGTGATGCGAATACGACGGTGCTAGAGGCACAACTGGGTGCGTTTGATATGGAAACGGATAGCTCTGAGGATGATGAGATGGATGCCTTGGCGTATCAGGAGAAGTTTAACCGCTTTGCTGTGGCACAACATGATGATGATGAACATGACGAGGGTGGTTTATATGCATGACAAAAAGTCAATGTTTAAGCAGTAGGCTTTTATAAAGAAAAATAGAGAGGCAAAGTATGCAAATAGATACGAATGACATGGACTACAAGCTTATAGACTACGCAAAAATCGCACAAGAAGAGGCTAGCGTCGCTTGGCTTGAGCTTGAGAATATTTATAATAATATCTCAAATGAAGAGATGAAAAAGTCTGCAAAAGACTTAAACAGGTCTTTTATACAAACGCCAATAGCCAGAGATACGGTACTCATTAAAAGAAGTATCTTTTCTACAAGTTTTCAAACAAAAGAGTTTCCTGTGGACATACAGAATGAAGGTGAGGAGAGTTCTGAGGCGGCCAGACAACTGCGCATCGCTACGGCGTACATGTGGAGAAAGAGTAACCCTTTTGTGGAACTTAATAAGGCGATGCTTCGCATGCTTGTGTTTCCTGTAGGGGTCGTGTACCAGTACTGGGACAAGGAGAAGAAGAGGATATGCATCGAAGAGTGTAACCCGATGGATGTGTGCTTTGACCCTGAAGCGCGAAATGCTTCAGATGTGAATTACCTCACTTACGCTTACACTAAAACGCACAGGGACATCCGCCACAACATACTTGAAGATGCAAAACTCACAGGAAAACAAAAGAAGTATAGGTTTTTTAACAAACTAGAGAGTTATAGTGAATTTTTTGTGACAGAGTATGACCCTGTGACATTTGAGCCTTTTCGTAGAGCTTCGCTTACTGATATTTATATCAAAACTCTTAATGGGTGGACTTGTAAAACCTACTACTCTGAGCGAAACATCTTGATTCGCGTGGCAAAGTTTAGTGAGTGCCCTTTTCAGTGGGGGTTTGCAAGAGAGCAACTCTCTAGCGTTGATGAGACGATAAGAGCAAAGCAAATATTGGTGTATGGTGAGAGTGAGATAGACTACATCAAAGAGCATGTTAGGGCAATGAACAAACGACGCAATCAGCATAGTGACATCGTGGAAGAGCAGATAAATCCTTCTGTGTACATCGGTGTTGGTGCAAAAGTCAATGCCCACGACCTTAAACGAGGAGCTGGCTCAAAAATACCTGCAGGAGACATAGGGCAGATAGTGGAGAGACGCGCACCTACAACTAGTGGGTTACAAGATGACCTTATGATGTACAAAGATGACATCGAAACCACTTCGAGTGTCAATGGCTTGTACAAGGCGCAAACAAGTGGAAGTGACAGGAGGGCTACTGGGGCGATAGCCCTACTCTCTTCTCAAAGTTCTACGCGCATAGAAGAGCAGATAGCCACAGCAAACGATACGCTTTTTTCTCATGTGGCGAAGAACTTTGTGAAAAAAGTATATAGGCAGATAGACGATGCTACGCTTAAGATGTTGGGTATTGAAAATCCAATCATCGGGATAGACCACCCTTTAAAAGAGGCTTTTGATTTTACTGTGAGCGTGGGCTTTGGATCTACTGCAAAACGACAAGAAGAGTACGCGGCGTACATGGAAGCATTGGCAGCACTGGGGCAGTTTCAGAACATCAACCCTGCGTACCCACAAGAGTTACTTCATAAAGCGATGCAAATAAAAGTAGGCGACTCTTTTGTGATAGATGAGGATTTATTTGCTGCAGCAGCGCAAGCAGAAGCACCCCTCACCCCTCAAGCAGGAGGTGTGCCAGGTGGGTTGTGACAAAAAATAAAAGAGGTGTCGGTATAGTCTAATGAAAACAAAAAAAGGAGAGTTAATGGCAAAAGAGAAACGATTTGGCGACAGGGATTTGGGCACGGTAACAAAAAAGTTGCCTTCAGGGATGTTTGAGACAAACAGTGGCGAAAAAATCCCGCCTTTGCCTGAGGTGATGATTGGTTCAGTGGTAAGTTTGGAGGGACATTCGTTTGTGGTGAAGGGTGGCAAAAAAGAAAAACAGACCGCACCTGCTGATACACAAAATGCAGAGATGGACGCGATGAGGGCAGAAAATGAACGGCTCAAAGCAATCATTAACGCTAAACCTCCTGCTAAGCCGACGCTTTTAGGCGATACGGGTAAGCAAGAGGAAAGACAAGTAGCCCCCAAGGTAGGTGAGTAATGGAAGATGATTTTTTGATAGATGAGCCTGAAGTTCTAAAGACTGAGGAGGCTGATGCACAAACACCACCCACAACGCCTTCAATGGCAGAGTTAGATAAGGAGACTAAGCAAACCCTAGAAGAGCTTCGTGCGTTTAAAGAAGAGGCACAAATGAAGCAGGCGATAGAAGATGCTTCGGATGCACTTAGGGAGGAGTACCCCAGTTTTGACTTGGAAAAAATCTCTACCCTACTTAAAGAGATGCACAAGAGCGACCCTGCAAAGGCTGAACGATATAACAATCCCAGAGGATGGGAAACGCTACACCTTAAACACTTTGAGGGAAGTGAAGAGGAAGGGTCGTTTTTACCAGGTCGCAAAAGCGCGGTTGAGCCATTTGAGTTCGAGAAGACTCAAAAAATGGCACTTGATGGTGACAAAAGAGCGATGCAAAAGCTCTTTGATAATGCAAAATAAAGGATAGCGTATGGCAGACAACATTTTAAACGCAGCACAAGCTGTAGAAAACAGAGAGAGTTACTATAATGTAATCAGGACTACGGGGCTTGGGGTTACGCCATTTTGGGAAACACTTGGGCACGGTGTAAGTGGGATGAAGTCCTCGGCGGGTAAAGGCTACAAGTGGGACTACCGCCCAGGTGCACAGGCAGGTGTAGATAACGCACACGCGGAGGGTGCAAGAAGAGCGGACATCACAAGTTGGAATGCAGTGGAACTTTCTAACCAGTTTCAAATCTTTAAAAAGACTTCAGGGATTACAGGGTCACAGGCTGCTTCTTTTACGAAAGAAGAGATGCTTTCTAGCATCAAGACGCAGCAGATGGAGAATATGAAACAACTTAGACTCGACATCGAAAAGGCATTACTTAGTGCCACTGCTCCCGTGCCTGCCCCTACTATCGCTACCGTTAGAAAAATGGCTGGCGTGAAGCAGTACATCCCTACTTCTGCAGTTTTTGACTTAGTGGGGGCTGCACTGAGTGTAAAAAACCACATCGATGAGGCGTTTAAGCTCATGTTTCTCAAAGGCATCGTGGGTGAAAAAATCATCGTCATGTGTGGCCCTGATGTGTTTACTGATTTGAACTGGTACTATGCCGATAAAAACCTGCTCAAACAAACCGAAAATGCCATTATGGCAAAAAAAGACACTATTTCTACAGGCTGGCATGATACGGTGCGCATCATGGCGAACCCAAACATGGTAAGCAATGAGGCGTTGGTGTATGCTCCTAGTCTCATCAACCCTGTGTTACTTAGAAGCCATAAAAACAAAGATGTGTCTGATCCAAACTTTGATGCAGAAGCAAGAGAAGATTTGTTTGAGCTTACTCTTCAGGTGCTTGACCCCTACGCGGCAGTGCACATCAAAAACATCGGAAGAACTGTGTAATGACACTAGCCCAGTTGCAAGACAAGGTAGATGCCGTCAAAATAGCGGGGCGACTGCCCCTTAGTGATGCAAAGATGGAAGTGTATCAGGCTATGGCGTTTGACTTTGTGACGCAACTGTGTTATCCGTTGAATTTGGCAATCCCATACCAAGACAGAGAGACATATCGTTTTATGGAAAACGAAAACGGTGTAGCGTGGTTTCTAAAAAAACCACGCATCGCAACAGTGGGTACTGAAGTAATAGACATCGACAGCAGGCTTGATATGGCACTTGTGTACTGCATCGCGGCGTATATAGCCAATGATGCTAGCAGGGCTGAGTTTGAGCAAAGAGCTGAGCGAGTCTGTACAGAGTACGCCTGTGAAGTCTTTAAGATGGGATTGCCAAAGGCAAAAGAGGTGTATGAGCAGGAGAGTTACATCGAGGGGGTGTACTTTGACTGTGTCGGGCAAGTGTACGAGGTGAGTCTTTTGTATGTGAAGCTTATTATCGACTGCTTGTTATGTAACGGCGCGTGTATGAATGCGTCACAGGCTGCACAGTTGAGCTTATATAGAAAATACTTGGCAGGTGAAGCAATAGAGATAGAACTTGTAGAACGATTGAGGGCTGTGGATGCCGCGGTGTTTACTTATACGCTTAATCATCTTGAACTGTATGAGGCATATACGGCTGAACAGATAGGTGCGCTGAGCACAATACCGTGCGAGTTTGAGAAGATAGCAAAGGGTGAAACGGTGCAGTCCTGGGTAGAAGATGTGGATAGGCGTTTTAGTTTTACGCTGAAAGGTTAAACAATGGCTTTACAGATAGGTGATTTTGCTTCAAACTTGACTGCGGTGCTGGGTGCCATCACGCAGTCACAAATCTACACCGACATAAGGGCTATGTATGATGATAGAACCTTACAAAAAGACCAGTATGACAAAATACTCATAGCCTTTCATGAAAAAGCACTGGAGATGGCAGGAGTTGTGGCACAGGACTTTACACTAAAGGCACACAGACTGGATGAAATCATCGATAAAGATCTTGCTGTGAAAACCGAACAAATTGCGTCCAGTATTGCATCTACAGCGATGAATGAAGCGCAAAACGAGAAAGATCTCTTGGTAAAACAGGCAAACGCTGACCTCACTAAAGCACAAGAACAAGCAGTGTACACGGGCAATGTTTTGACAAACAATCAAAGTGCCACAGAAGTAGAAAAGAAAAAACTCATCATACAGCAGCGCATAGGCTTTGATGACAATACTGTCATCGAACGGGTGAAGATAGCTGCTGAAGCTGTAGGGCTAATACAAAGTGGTGGGAATACCGCACCCGCTGAATTTTTAGAGGAGTGGATTGATGCCGTCAAGGACTTAAGAACAGTGGCACAAACACACGAACAGCTACCTTATTAGGAGCATCTATGTCCTGTGGCGATGAGCTTAGCAACTACGATCGAACAAAAAAAGCACTTATCAATGTAAACTTATGGAAGTCTAACTTTGTAGCGATATGGCTCAAATACGGCACTTTTAAAACTGTAAACGGCGTAGAGTGCTTTAAATACTACGACATCGATGGGGATGGTGAAGGGCAACGAAAGATGTCTAAACACCTTAAGCAGCCTAACCTGTGGCAAGAGACCATTAACAAAGACCTTGATTATGTGCATCTTGTCTTTGATTTGCGTAGATATATAGAGCCAAACGACGAGGGCATCGCTGCATGGCGCAAGGATGTTAAAAATAAGCTTGCGACATACTCCTTTACTAGACTTACCTACACTATCGAAAACGACAGAGTGAACTCTTATGGGTTTTATGATGCAACTGTAAAAATAGAAGATGATTTTCTCAATAAAATAGCACTGTTTATAGCAGAGAGAAGAAGAGCAGAGGTTTACGGCTCTGGGGCGGTCGTTTTTGATGCCACACTGACACAAGAAGAAGTGGGAGTGTTGGTTGACTGGGCATCGGAGTACCAAACAGGGGTTGGGATTTTAGACAGAACGGTGTTTTGGGTAAATATAGTAGGTGAAGCGATACGAGGCTTCATGCTCGAGCGAGGTTTCGGCACAGCAGCACTGGACGCACTGGTGATGTCTGGCTTTTTGGTGGGCACAGGGGACATAAGCACTGCACTGGTGAGTTATGGGCTACCTGTGGACACGGTACGAAAAATGAGTGGGTATCAGTTTGTAGCACTCCTTGAAGGGGCTATGGGGTTTGACTATAAGGTAGATAGTAATTGGTACGATGTGTTTTTGGAATTTGCTTCGCTCATCCTAGCGGGCATCGCTTTGTACTTTGGTCAAGTAGAGTTGGCGGTATCGTTAGTGCTTTCTTTTGTGGCAGAAAGGACAGATAGCACAACTCTTAAAATCATAAGTGCGGTGTACTCCATATATACAGGTGGGCTAGACAACATCTCAAACATAGGCATAGTAGAAGCCACTTCTTTGCTGTTGCAGGTATACGGTCTTTATGTGGAGCTTTCATTTAAGCCCGAAAAAAGCACAGAAGAAGAAGTGGGCAAAGATGACAAAAATTTGCTTTACAAAGCCCCTTACTCTGCTTACTCGAAGTTGTACTGTTATAAGCCACTCATCAGTGTCTCCGTGGGTGGGAGCTACTGACAATAAAATAAAGGCTTTGTTTTATGATGTGTAATAAAAAAACAAAGAAAGGACAAAAAATGGCTGAGTGTACAGGTGGGACTACTTTTGCCGAGTCAATAAAAGAGGTTGCAACACATCTTCCTGACATAGAGACAGTCGTGGGTAATATTGGGGATGTGAATACGGTAGGGCAAAACATCGCGGATGTAAGTTCGCTTGCAGAGAATATGGCAGATGTCAAACTACTCAATGAGAGTATAGAAGAGGTAAGTACTGTAGCTGAGAATATGCCTAGTGTACTGAGTGTTAATGCTTCTGTGGCTGCGATAGAAAACACAAAAAACCAAGTGCTGAGTGTGGCGCAAGAAGTAGAAGCAGACAGGGCATCTGTTCTTACGACAAAAGAGCAGGTAGAAACACTCCTTGAAGAGGTTGAGGCTAAGGGTGTGTACGTCGAAGGGATTAAGGTCGATGTTGAAGAAATCAAAGAAGATTTTGAAGTACATGTAACAGATATCATCGCGATAAAGCAGAACATCGATGTTTCTGTATATGCAGCAGAGATGGCGGCGAATGAAGCGATAGCTGCTGCAGAAGTAGCAAGTTCAGTGGTTATACCGAATGGTACTGCGTATAGCTTAGAGAGCAGTGATGAGCTGATGAATAGTGTGCTTACAGAGATGGTCTCTATGAAAGCAAGAGAGTCTATGAATGAGCAGTTTGATAAAGAACAAGCTACTATGACTGAACACAGTAAACAAAGCATAGAAANCATCATAGCAGGATTTAAAAACTTTGACTTAGTGGACTTCGCTGCGGTGGAGGGATTGGCGGAATTTATACGACAAGAAAAGAGCACTGGCGTGATGACCACGCAACAGGGTTCAGGGATAGTAAAAGAACCGTATAAGCAACCTATCGCCCAGCCATCTAGCCCCATCACTTTACATAACCACTCAAACTACAAAGCGATGGTGGGACTGGGGATGCTGCACATAAATGCTAACGGGTACACATTTATGACACGGCATAACGACGCAAGGCTCTTTCATAAGAAACCAAACGGTGGGTACTTGGAAGTTGTAGAGAGTGCACCACCACAAGTACCTGTCTCCATCAACGGCACAGTGGCTGAACAGGTCACTAAAATGCAATCGTTATTTAAGAGGTATAGCGAGAAAAAACTTACTACATCAGAGAAAAGTGCGTTTACGTGGGATCTGGAGTATGCAGAGGTTTGGTGGGAAATTGTGGATGAGCTGGATACAGAAGTGGAAGACACTTTTTTATCGTTTAGGCATTCCTTAACCTACTTGGAGTCTATGGCACTTCTTCAGAAAATGGCAGTGGTTAAAAACACAGGGAAGAAGGCTCTTCTGGAGAACTTGACCTATCTGCCTATGGCTGTAAAGATAGATACTCAAACAGGGCAGAAGAAGTTTGCACTTCTAAGGTATAAAATACAAACGCATAAAATCCCTGCTTATAACGGAAAACACCACAGTGAATTTACGACAGAGCTTGATGATGTGGTAGCAAATGTAAGATTTGGCGGGATGTATAGTAGTGATAACAAAAAGCGTTTTCACCTAGAAGATTTGGATGGGATGCTGGCAACTGCAGCGATTCCAAGTGTGGGTGGTGCAAATGAAAACTTTACGCATACTACTGTAGATAATGCCGAAATCGTTAGTCCTTTGAACTTGGCTAGATACCATAGGATATACACAATCAACAGAGATGCTATGGGGGATACTACTTATGCAAACGGCTGGAACGATCCTATGCTCATCGTAGCCGAGACACAGAACACTAAAGTATTTGGCGGAGTGAGTTATATGATACCACTTGAGATGATACTAAGAACACCACTTGAGAGCTGGAATCCGTACAGTTTACCGATACTTAGTAGTCGGCCTACTGGTTCTGGGGCTGTGGTAAGTCCTTTTAGCGGTGTGTATGAAAATTCAAACTGGTACATGACTCCTGCAGAGTTTTATACAGGAACTGCAGCATCTTCTACTGCAGACACGGGAGGTGTTCCGGTTTACATACGCGACATGAACGGTATTGCTCGGAAGGTATCTTCTAGCGGTCTGTTTATCACTTTAGCCCCCATAGGGAATGTAACGGAGCGTATACGCATTCGTGTACCTATCGTGAAGATGGCACACGAATACGGACCTGACGGGATACTGGCATCTTCTGTTAGGGAGGAAAGTCTCCAGGCAGACAGTACCATGCTTGCTATACAAATAGCTTTCATCGCACAAAGTGCGATTAACCAACATATAGGAGTGTAACTATGGCTTTACCATTTGATATCGCTAATTTTAACTTGATTAGCTTTGCAAACATTTATCCGTCTTTGATGGATACGAACCCCGCGGATGTGACATACCAGTACAAAGACAGTGCAGGTGTCATACAAAACAAAGTAGTGCAAAACAGAGGAAAACTGCAGCAGCAAGTGATAGGTGATATTGTTAATCCGCTTAACAGTGCGATGAGTAGAACCTTTTACATCGACCCTGTGAATGGAAATGATGCCAATACGGGGCTGGTGGGTACTTCCCCCAAAAAGACATTTAAAAACATCATCGACTCTGTGCCTAGAGGCAGCACTGTCTATATCTACCCAGTAGCTGAGAATCTGAGCTTTATCCTTAATGATGTGATTCTACTGGATGGTAAGAGTGTAATTATAGATTTGAGAGGGGGAGATATCACCCAAACACTCAATAGCTCTACGAATAATCCTGGTCAGTTTAAATGCTCCTACCACACTGGTAGTATAAGTCTTCTTGGGCTTAGGGATTTTAATACCACGCTAACAGCAGGTAGTGTGGTTAACTCCAGTGTAAGTCATCACGGTATTGTCCCTTTTTCCTCCGTATATGGAACACTCAATGTATTATTTGATGCGTATGTAGTGGATAACATACCTCAAGGACGACTCAACATCAACTACGCGACGGT